AGCAATTGGGTTGATACTAGCTTCATATAGCGTGTCGCGGTCCTTGGAGATTAGACGCTCGGTTATGTTAGTAACTGGGATGCCAGCGGCACCTTCGCTCAAGCCGCCTCGGTTGAAGCCGGCTGGAGCAAACCAAACATCGGACTTAGCTTCGGAGCTTGCCAATACGCCCATCATAGCGACAGATGGCGGAATCCAGACAAGCTGTCCGCTGGCCTCATCGCGGGTTTGAACCCAAGGATAGAAAGTGGCACCATAACTGGAGTCAATTCGTCTATCCTTCAAGGCAATCGCAGCGTTTGTTGGAGTGGTTCCAATGCGGCTAGCTTTGTCAGCGTAATATTGTTCATGAGGCGGAATATATACACTTGCCAGATCGATAAGCGACATAGCATCTCCGCGCTCCTCACACACATTAATCATATGAGTAGTGAGCGCATCGTTGGTAAGACCTGGAGTTGTCAACAAGTTCATGTTGATAAATTCAGGATCAGCTACCGAATCAATCGCTCTACGGAATGTGTGGTAAATGTATGAGTTATCTTCCGTGGAAGACGCAGCCATTCCGTTGTTGTACATTGGATCTGGCTTACGGATATCAAAGCCATCGAAACCACCCCAGAAAGGAGCAGTGAAGCGATCATACCCAGCATTCAATAGTTCTGTGTAAGACCCACTGGAGACGGCATCTCCTGTGCGGCGTGAGCCGGAAAGATAGTAATAACCTTGATTGACACTATCATACACAACATCATCTAGCGAGAATACATACCCAAACCCATCAATACCAGAAGCTGGAGCGGTGCCAACTGGATCGCCTGGGAAGCTTGGATACCACAATCTATGTGAATCAGCGATACTCGCATCTGGACGAGTGGAGCTAGAAATCCTGGTACTAGACATACCGAAGAAAGCGTTTGTAGGATCACTCAAGCCACCAGCAGACGCACTCACGCGGAGGCGAGTCGATGGCATACCGAAGGATGCGGTGACGATATTGTCCGGACCCAACAACCCACCGCCGGCGGTGGGGGCCCCTGAGCCGTAAGGAATGTTTGCGCCACCGACAATGAACGAACCAGCGAAGCCAGTGGAGCTACTAGCATGAACGCCGTTAACGGTTGCAAACTTAGGGGGACCAAAGTAGCCGAATGGAAGCAAGACAGCATCAGTTGCACCGGCATCTACATCAGCGTTCATTTCAACACGGATGAATTGAGAGCGGTTAGGATATTCGCCATATCTCTTAAGCCTGCGTCCTGTTGAATCCCATTCATGATATTCATCACCAATTACTCTCGCAACATAGTTGGGAGATGTGGGATCAAGAGTTAGATTGTCATATCTTTCAACAATTTCTACCTTATTGTCTGTATCCAAAAGGTTACGCAAAACAATGGAGAATGTACCATATTCGGTAGTTGTAGTTGTTGATTGTCTAATCTTTTCAATGGACACCTTAAGGTTCTTGTAGAGCCAAGATCCGTGACCACGACCAATTAAACGGAATAGTTTTTGTTGATTTTCTGGGACATAAGAAGCTGCTGCACCAAGATCTTGACCGATAAACCAGCCAGCCTTAGCTTCAGCAGATGCTTGACCTTTCATTTGTGAAGGGTCATTTCCTGATGTGACACCAGAGGAACCACTTTGTCCGATACCTACGATAATACCAACAAGGTTGTCATTGGCTGTTAGGTCGCCGGCTGAACCTTCACCCCCATCACGAAGTTCTTGCTCAAAGGTCTCTCCTAGCCAGAAATCCTTAATAGAATCAGATGGATAGAAGGTTCCAGCAGTTGAACAAAGTTGTGGGTTGGTGTTGAAGCGCTTGCGAGCAAAAGTTTCCTTTGAATCATCAAAATCAAACATAATTGTTTCTGTACCGGTCGTGCCGCTAACTTGTACCTTGAACAAGCCGTTAGAATCTGTGGTAATCAGATGCCCTGCGGCGCCGGTAATAGTGCTCCCACCAAGACCGTCATAATATGTACCACTCAAGATCATGGTAGTACCTTGACCGTTTAGATACCATATCGCTGCGAGAGAGCCCGTACCGAGGTCGGTACCACCAGTACCAGCAGTTGTGGAAGAGGAAGGCCACACGAAAAGTCCGTATGCGCCACCATTGTTCTCGCCGGTGCCCGTTCCGGCAGCAATTGTGTAAGCAGTTTTCCAACCTGCGGCGGCATCGCCACCAGCAGTGGAGCCAACACTAGTTTCTTGTCCAAGAAGCCTCACGAAAGTAAGAGGAGCCACATTAGCTCTTAAAAACGCTTTCGCGGCGTATGTTCCATACATTGGGGACTGGTAGTTGCCATCGCGATAAACATCGCCACCCCCATTTCCTGGGACGGTATCTCCAAACATATTAACAAAATCTGAGTATGACTGGACTGTTACGGGTTGCATTGCAAGGCCGCGTGTAGCGCGTCCAATCACTACAGGGCCAATAGTATCGGCCGATTTGGGGATAAACGAGTTATCAATTTCGTTGATAAACACCCCAGGAGATACAAACTTAAAGCTTTTTACTGACATATTATGGTTCCTCTTTTGAAAAGCAAGTATATTTAATGCCTAATCATACTTTAAATAGTATTTTCAATCCCAAAAGGATAGGCAACTTTTGATATTCCAGTTCCTGAACTAATCTTCTTCGCCCCAGAGATTGAAGTTACCTGCTGGGACGGCGGACTCTTGAGGGAATTGATACTCTACTGCATTTTCTTCAATTCTAACCAGGGGTCTATCGTCATTAATCCCTTCACCAATTAAATAACCCAAAACATTGATCATTATTTCAGTGGTAAACTCGCGAGTATCTTCACCTAAGGCGCCGATGTTGTTGTTGTGTGTGAAACCTTGTTGAATGAATGCTTCATAAGAATGTCCGTTTCTTTTCATTACAAAAGAATTAATTTGACCAGTTCGTGTCATAAAGGGAGACATTAGATCGTTCATTTGTTGTTGATACTCGGTTTTAATAAGTATTTTGTAATCCACACTCACATATATTGGGATTGGGATCGACAAAGTTTGAATTACAACTTTGTTGTTTGTTCTGGGATAATAACGCTGTTCAGTTCCTGAAGTGTAATTTTCACGACGAGTGTTGTTAACTACGGCAAAGTTTCGTGTCTTATCTGGGACAATTCTGCGTGCGATAACGAATCGGCCGGCGCGGCCATCGCGCTTGTCAGAATAGCGATTGGCTTGATAGGAGCCTTTTTTCGCAGGATCTTTCTCAATGTTGGTTCTTTCCACACTGACAACAGGCAAAATGATGCCATCACTATCATCACGCAATTCACGACGATGTTTAATCTGAAATGCGCGCTCTGGCGCTTGCCACAGAACAGGAACTCTTTTAAAGCCATCGTTGCTTCTTGCAGACAAATTCAAATCATCTTTGAGCCAGCTAACCATAGAATAATCAATATCTTCCAAAGTCGAAGATAGCATACCTATCTCGGATAAAGAAACCTTGTGCGACCCAGTGGGGAGCATTGCAAAATCAAAATCATCAGGTAGCATCAAACAATCCCTTTCTAGCTCTTCTACATCTCGCTACTATCTCAAAGTCCTCTCCAGCTTGACCAAACAAGAGTTTAGGCTGACTAAGTGTAACGATCTCATAGTAATTATCGTTATATAAGACAAAATCACCCTCTCGAACATAGAGGTTTTGATCTTCCTCTAATCTTCTTTTATGAAAGTGAATGTTTATCTCCCAGGTTTTGTCTATACCTACGCCATCTAAATATGATGTTTCGTATGCTGTATATTCAACCAGGGCATAAATACGAATTGGGGGCAAATAAGTCTTCTCAATCGCTTCTCCGTATAGATCATGAAAATTTGTATGTTCCAAATCAATAGGGTAATACAAGATTTGTTGGCCGATGACTTTCTCAATAAGCTCATCATTGACTTGTTTTACTAAATCTCGCTCTTTCTTACCTAAGAACAAAGGAGGTGGTGGGGAATCTGGACGTTTCCATTCATTTGACATTTATATCACCCCACGAAGATTGGCAGCGGTGTAACCTTCAAGACGTTGGTTGCTGCATCTGTAATTTCTTGATCCTGTTTGGCTAGGGCAACGTATTCGGTATCCTTCAGCATTTGCGCTAGCTTATCTTTCAATGTTTCTTGTTCGGATTTTGCTTGAGATAGCAATTCAGAGTGATTTAATGTTACACTCTCGCCGGGAATAGGAATCGTTGTGAATTTACCACGGATTTGGCCTAACATTTCCTTACACAAGGCCAATGAATACTTGCGAACCCACTGTTGTCCGATTGCATTAATGTTTTCAAAGGGTATATTGTCGAAAGGCAGCGTATTCATATTGCTAACGCCCTCAATACCAGTATCAACGGTCCCATCCAACTCATAAGGCTCTAAGTCTACATAAAACCTAACCCAAATGCGATCATTCATTGCATCTCCGAAGCCATATTGCTCTGGAGAGGGGTAAAGTTTGAGTCTGTTGTTAATAAGCTCAAAAGAATACATGGAAGTTCGCGTATAGATAGAATCTTCATAAGCCATGGCCTGAAGTTTGTTTTGCCATGTAGGGATGATCTCAAATGTAGAGTCATCGGCAAATTGACCATATGTACTGAAGTTACCTACAACATTTAATCCCCCATAATAACCATAAAAGCGCCACATTGCGCGTGGAGACTTATAAAACACCTTTGTAACGATTATTCGCTTATCTCCGACCTTATCAGCATATGATACAGCATCACCACCATCATCAACACCTGAATCAGAGGCGCTCTGAATAATGCTTTGAAGATCATAGTCTTGTTGGTCTTTGACTACCTTAAAGGAAGCAGAATATTGTGGTATGGTACCGCCAAATCCACCAGCAGCGGCGGCGGAATCACCAACACGCCTTGAGTAACCCAACGAGAAGCGTGGGTACTTGAGGTTTGATCCAGAGGGTCCTGAGGTAATATCCCCCTTGTGATCAAAAGAAGCGGTCTGTGACCCCAGTACATTGGATAATACATTCTTGCCTTGATGCAAGTTTACAATATAAGAATATTCCAATACGGCTTCTTCATAAGCAGCATATACGTTGGCCGGCGTAAGTTCAACATCCACCACATCGCCGCCAAGCTTCTTATATACATAAGAAACCTGAGCAGATGCACCACTCAAGAACGCGGCGGAGCCTGTATACACCCCAAACGGAACTGCGCCCGAGACTGCGGTTGTAGAGCCGGTAGAGGGTAAGATAACTGCGCTAGTTTGAGAAACTGGACTTAAATTCGTTGGCATACATGCGTACTCCTATTACTTAAATAGTAATGCTGAAAGCAAATCTTCATCGCGAACTTTGATTTTATCTTGTTCGCTATGAAGAAGTTTTCTTTGTACGCTTTGTAGAAGCTTTTGCGGCCTTTTTAGGGGCTGCTGTAGCGGCCTTTTTAGGGGCAGGTGCTGG